TACTGATGCCGACAATATTGTTCTAAGGGAGTCTGGAAGAATATCTTTTAGAAAAGGACTTAAACAGAAAGTAGTTCCAAGCGGTACAGCTATAGGTTCTATGATAGAACATAACGATCAAGGCACGAATAAGATATTTGCTAGTCATGGTACGAGCATATATACGATAGATTTTGCAAATCCTAATGCAGCTTTTCAAACAGCTAGTATTGATGTTAGGCACACAGTTACAGGTTCATCTGGAGCTTGGCAGTTTGTAAACTTCAATGATAGACTACATTGTTTTCATGCTGGAGTTGTACCACAGAGATATGCTGGTGCTTCCGATGCTTTAGAAAGATGGAGTAGTTATTATAAAGCTACTGCTATAAATGATGGTAGTGGTATAAATGATGCAGTTACCACTATAACAGCAGATAGCACACTTGGTTTTCCTCAAGAGGGAAAAATAAAGATTGATGATGAAATAATTTCTTATACTGGAAAAACACCTACAACATTTACAGGTTGTGGTAGAGGTGCAAATAGCACATCAGCAGCATCTCATTTGGATGATGCAGCAGTTACAACGGCTACAAAACCCGCTGGAGTTACCACATTTGACCCTAGTTGTGGTATGGGATATTACGGAAGAATATGGTGTGGCGGTGTGGCAGAGGCAAAAGATGTTGTCTACTATTCAAATCTACTTGATGGTGATAATTTCTTGGATGGTGATACTGGTTTAATTGATTTATCAAAGGTATGGGCAACTGACGAAGTGGTTGCACTCGCACCCTTTTATGGAAAACTTGTTATATTCGGTAAGAATAATATAGTTATCTATAACTATCCAGAAACAGTTGGTAATTTGGCTGTTGATGAGGTTATTAGGGGAATAGGTTGTGTTAGTAGAGATAGTGTTCAAGCTATTGGTGATGATTTGGTATTCCTTTCAAATACTGGATTAAGGTCATTATCAAGAACATCAGAGTTAGATAAACTTCCTCTGACCGATCTAAGTGGTAATATTAAAGATACACTTATAAGGAATATCGGTCAAAGCACGAATGTCAAGAGTGTCTATGTAGAGAATGAAGGTATATATATTATGTCTTTTGTAGACAAGAATATAAATTATGTTTTTGACTTCAAGCACATGACTCCAAATGATGCACCTAGAATAACAACTTGGACTTTTTCTGAAGATAGAGAACCTGCTAGTCTAGCTTATACAGAACAATTTAGTGGTCTGTTAGTAGGACAACAAGATGGTAGTATTGCTGGATATGAAGGATATTTTGATATAGATTTATCTTGGGATTCTGGTGCTGTTTATACTGAGGCTGCTTATATAAGCGATATAACTTCTGTATGGATTAATTTAGGACAGGGTGTAATAGCATCAATATTAAAGAGATTGTTTATAGTATTAGAAGGTGGTTCTGGTGCGATATTGAATTTGAGATGGTTTAAGGATTTTAGTGATTCATCATCAACAAGTTCTATTGATTTAAGACCAGATACTTCTGGCACAATATCATTATGGGGTGCATCTACATCTTTGTATGGAGCAACAACAGCTTCCCATACTCATGTTGCAGCAACACATCCAGCTAACTCTTTGTATGCACCGATATATGGGTTAAGAGAATACAAAACCCCATTAATAGGAAGTGCAAAGAACTTAAAACTTAATATGTCTATACAATCTAATGGCTATGATGCTTCGATTCAAGACTTAACATTATTACATAAAGAAGGGAAAATACGATGAGTACATATACAATAAATGTAGATTGGGATGGCAAGGATGCTTTGGCAGATAGTGCGACTGCTAAAATAATATCTGGTGATGATTTCCAAACAGAATTTGAAACTGTAAGAACAGCAGTTAATTCAAAGGCAGATACAGCTTCGCCTACTCTGACAGGAACACCAGCAGCACCAACAGCAGCAGCAGATACTAATACAACACAGATAGCAACTACAGCTTTTGTAACTACCGCAGTAGGTGCTGATCTACCTAGTATTACTGATAATGGCGATGCTAATGCTATGACTATTGATGCAACTGAGAATATAGGATTCCCAGCTACACCCTCATCTTTACATGCTGACTATACAGGTTTACAGGTTGGTGGTAATGGTACTATTTCTGCACAGACAACAAAAGCAGCGGGTAATAATCTCTGGATAGGAGAAAATGTTAGGGAAGATACATCTGGTGGTGAGAAAGCAATATCAACAGGGTTAAGTTCGCAAATTATGATGACGGATGGAGAGATTGATTTAAAAATGGCTCCAAGTGTAAGTGCGGACTCTGCCGTTACTTTTGTAACACCTCTTAATATTGAGGCTGGTGATAAATATACAGTTGATATTGGTATTGAAGGTACAGTATTACCAGATGCAAATTTAAGATTACATAATCATGGTTGGGCAACGATTCTAGCTATTGCTACTGGTACAACTACTAATGCTAATTATGTACAATTTCATAATTCAAATGGTGTAGTTGGTTTTATCGGTATGAGTGGTAGCACTACTGAGTATTCTACTACATCAGACTATAGACTAAAAGAAAATGTAGTAGACATTACTGATGGTATTACTCGATTAAAAACACTACAACCTAGACGATTCAACTTTATAACAGACCCTAATTTAACATTAGATGGTTTTATTTCACACGAAGTAACAGGAGTTCCAGAGTCAGTAAGTGGAACTAAAGATGAAATAGAAACTTGGCAATCATTTGAAGAATTACCAGAGGGTGTTTCAGTTGGTGATAACAAATTAGATGAGAGTGGAAATACTATTCCTAAATATCAAGGTATCGACCAATCTAAAATAGTGCCTCTGCTTACAGCAGCACTACAAGAAGCAGTTACCAAGATTGAAGAACTCACAACAAGAGTTGAAACACTCGAAAACGCATAGGAGATAGAGAGATGGCAAACAGATATGATAGTGGTCTTGATTATTTAAACACAACGCTTCCAAATAGTAAACCTTATCGCCCAACCGTTCAGCCATTCATTCCACGAACACACAATCCTTTAATAACACCATCTCAAGCCACAGATGACATTTCTTGGGCAGGTGGTGAAGGTTGGAGTGAAGAAGAATTTGGAGGTCCGGGTTGGACTTATGGTGGTAGAAAGCGTAGAGGTGGTGGTTTTCCTCTAGGGGGTTTGGGTGGTTTATTCGGTGGTGGTAGACGAGGCTCTGAATTTGCTAAAGAGGATTTTGAACGCCAGAAAGAACTAGACCGATTAGTTTGGGAAAGGTCTACTCCAGATGTTACTGGCGTAGGTGGTAGTGTCCGTTGGGATCGTGATAAAAATATGGTTACTTCTACTCTATCTCCAGAGAACCAAGCTATCTACAACGCCATGATTGAAAGACAGAAGATGTTTGGTGGTCAAGTAGATGCTCTAGCAGGCGGTGGTTGGGAAGATGCTCAACAAAAAAGATTCGACCAAATGAGGGCGATGTATGGAGATAGCGATGCACTAGCCGAACAACAAAGATTAGCAAGAGAACAGGCTACTGGCGCATCTTCAACTGGAAGATATTGGGGTGCAAGAACAGATGCAGACATTATAGATCAAAGAAATAAAGGATTATTGAATGATGCCTTTTTGCAATCTCAAGCACTAATTGATTCCAACATAGCTAGACAATATGGTGCTGTTGGTATGATGGGTGACTTAGGCTCTATAGCAAACTCGATGGTCAAGATGCCTTCGCCTCAACCATTAGCAAACTTATCTGGAATGAGTGAGGGGTCTACAGCATGGTCAGACCTGCAAGCATTAGAGGCAGCAAAGAAAGCAAAAGGTAGAAGTGATATGTGGAACTCGATTCTAGGTGGTATATCGGGTGGAATTTTTGGATAAGGAGAAAATATGGCAGAATTAAACTTTCCAAGTATGTTTGACACAAGATATGCAATGGACAGACAGATACAAGAAGATGCCCATAAAGCAGCTACAGCAGGTGGTGGTAGTAAACGATACGGAATGTATTACAACTCTTCGCTTGGTGGTGATATGCGTAATCAAGGTCTAATGGGATTGGCTGGACTGATGGGTGGATCGCCTGACCCAAGAATAGCTAAACAACAAGTCCTTGATGATGTAATGCAAAGATTCCCTGACCCAGAAACTCCTGAAGATTTAATGGAAATTGCCAATGCCCTACAAGCAGGTGGCCTATACAATGAAGCTGCTCAAGCAACCAAGATGGCTAGTGAGATGAGAGCCTCTATGCCCACACCAACTAAACCTGGCGCAGAGATCGAGAAATATAATGAAGCTGTTAAAGGTGGTTATAAGGGTAGTTTCTTTCAATACCAAAT